TCGTTGAGCTTAGGTGCTACAGCAAGCTTTGAGGCGGCAGCACAATCACCGACATCTACATACAGTAGCGTCACTGTACCCCCGGCTGATGCGGAAGTATTAGTTGAGTCACGATTCGGTGGAATTGTTGCTGGTGGTGTAATCGTAATTCCTGATTTGCGGGCTATCGTAGTTACTGCGGTTAACACACCAACAGTTGCTTACGGTAGCCAAACCGTTACACCGCTTGTTTCGTCGTTTGTCTCCGATGCTACTTTCTCGACGGTCGTTAGAGGCAATCTAACTGTTAGTCCGACTGCGTCTATTGTTGAAATAAGTGCTGTATCACCGACGATTGATATGGGGCTTGATATCACACCGCCTGTTGCGGCATCAGTATATGACGTTGCGTCGTTTACATTGCTCGTCGGTAAGCTTAGTGCGTACGTGGGTTACACGTTTAGCGGCTTAGTTGATTACGAAATGGACGGATTAATAGATTACGACCAGATAGAGCCAATTGATTACCAAACAACAACCTCGCCTATAGATTATTCAACCGACGGTTTATTGGATTACGAATATGACAATTAGAGCCAAACAGATTCAGCAAAAGTCACCAGGCGAAACTATGCAAGCGAGAGTATCGTTTCAGGATTTGCTGGTGGATAGCGATGTATTGACCGGCACGCCAACCGTCGCAGAACAAACAACCACAGACCTTACGATTACGAGCGTTGAGCTGAACGGCAGCTCCGTCACGGTACTAGGAGAAACTGTCAGTGCGAACAACGTCGTAATGTTTAAGGTTGCTGGTGGAACAGAAGACAAACTTTATACGATACGTGTTACCGTAAGCACAACCGGCGGTAGCACATTCGTCAGAGACGTACTGTTGCGTATAGAGTAGACGATCCCCGTTGCCGCTGACGTGGCATCGGCATTTCCGATTTTATGAGTACCCCACGCCTCTTAAAGTCAGCAGGTGCTGCGTCAGCACTTTTAAGGTAGATAGATGGCTACATGGAATTGGGCATGTGACAAATGTGGGCTGACTGATTGCTCATGTAAAAAGGCCGATATACCAATCACTAGTCGCGGTCGACTCTCATCAACTGCGAGAGGTTACACGTATCGTTGGACAAAGGCTCGGCAGAACTTTCTTGCTGAACACCCGCTGTGCGAACGATGCAAGCTCAACGGCAAGGTAGTCCAAGCTGAGCATGTAGATCATGTTGTGCCTCACCGGGGCGATATGGTGTTGTTCTGGAAAATGGATTTGTGGCAGTCGCTTTGCCCGAGTTGCCATAGCAAGAAAACGCACAAGGAAGCTGGGGCAGGGCAGAGGTACGTTGTGCTGGGTAACCATGACAACAGCCTTTCAATGTTGGTAAAAGAACAGGCGGCAGAAGGTGATTTAGTTTTTGATATGGATGAACTGGTCGGTGGCTGTGTGTTTGGGAGTAGAAATGCCACTGACCTGCAAACTCTTAAGCAGGGGTTTCGGCAAACCATACTTCAGTGGATTAGGACTGAGGCAACGAGTAGAAACGTCTGGTTGATAACTAGAAACTCATCACAGGCCGCAAGTGACGCAAACTACATCGATGGCAACGTAGTCGATATGACGTAAGGAGAAGATGATGGTTCAGGGAAGAAAACCGCTACCTACGGCGGTACACGAAATGACTGGAGCTTACGACAAGAATCCTAAGCGACGTAGGAAGAAGGAACCAAAAAGCCCAAAGACGGAACCTAAATGCCCAGCCTACTTAGATCGCATGGCGAAGCACGAATGGAAAGTCGTCACCGGTATGCTACGGAAGCTAAACATCCTTTCGGAGGTGGATACAACTGCATTAGCTATGTATTGCCAGACGTATTCGGATTGGCGTAAAGCCGTTAAGGTAACAGCCAAAGAAGGAGCCTGGACTGTCTGTACGGACAAAGAAGGTAACATCTTTAGTCGCCGTCACGAATGGGATCGTGTGCGTGAGCGGAACATGGAAGCCTGCCGTAAATGGCTTTGTGAGTTTGGCCTAACGCCGTCTAGCAGGGCGAGAGTGCAGGTCGAGGAGGAGGTCAAGAATGACTTCGATTCGTTCCTGTCGAGGTTTAACTAATGAAAACACTTAAGTCGGCAAAGGCAAAAGCTAAACGGGAAGGCTGGCTCAAGTTCGTTAGAAACGAGCATGATGAACTAGCAATCCGTGAAGGATGTTATTACGACGAAGAAGGTGCGAACGGTGCGGTAGCGTTCTATGAGCAGTACTTGCGGCACACGATGGGTATTCACGCAGGTAAGCCATTCAAGCTTTTGCCTTGGCAGAAGGACGACATTATCGAACCTCTGTTCGGGTGGAAACGCGAAGACGGCACAAATCGATTTAAGAAAGGATTTGTGTGGTGTGCAAAGAAGCAGGGCAAAAGCACAATATCAGCCGGGCTGGCAGTACTTTATCTGTTAACGCAGGGCAACCGTGCGGAAATCTACGGTGTGGCTCATACCCGTGAGCAGGCTGGTATCATTTACCGCGAAGCTGCCGCGATGGTTAATTCAAGCCCACCAATCGCTGGCAAGCTAAAGGTATTAGATTCGAAGAAGAGAATCATCTTCCCCAGCAACGGTAGTTTCTATCAGGCTCTTGCCGGGGAAGCCTGTGCCAGAGGTGTCGAAGGTATTAACCCCAACCTTGTATTGTTTGACGAAATACACGCTCAACGTAGTCGTGTGCTTTACGACGCTTTAGCCTATGCCAGTGCCGCACGCCCGAATGCGATGATGCTCAGTGTGTCGACAGTCGGTGTTGCCGATAGAACGCTGATCTGGTGGGAACAGTACGAATATACACAGAAGATGATTGATGGAACCATTGTCGATCCGAACGTGTTCTGTTTTTTAGCTCAGGCTGACGCTGAATGTCAGGATGATTTCGACAAATGTGGTGAACCAGAGCAGTGGCGTAAAGCAATGCCTTCGCTCGGTTACACAGTTCAGGAAGAAACAATCGAACAGCATTACCTAGAGGCCAAGAACTCGCCAGCTAAACAAAACGCTTTCCGTCGGTATCTATTAAACCTTCCAACTGCCGGAATCGAAAAGGTCGTCAACATGCAGTGCTGGAATTACTGCTGTGAAGATATGCCTGATCTCGCTGGGAGAGAATGTTACGGTGGTCTGGACTTGGCGAGCCACGAAGACCTTAGCTGTTACGTGCTATGGTTTCCTGCAACAGAGCAAGACCCGAAGGCTTGGGTGTTGCCATGGTTTTTCGTACCTAGTGCTAAAATCAAAGAGCGTGAAGCCAATGGTATGGCCTTTTATCGGCAATGGAAAGATGAAGGTCATATACATGAAGCGGGCGGGCAGCGACTCGACCCCCAACCGATGTTGGATGTCGTTCGTAGAACTCTCGATCTTTATGATGTGCGTGAAATTGGCTTTGACCCGTGGGGTGCAGACATGATTGCAAATCCGCTAACCGACGAAGGTGTGCCTATTGTCGCTGTTAGCCAGGGATTGGCAGGTATGACGGCAGGCACGCGACAATTGCTCGATGACATCGAGGAAGAAGCACTTTGGCACGACGGTCATCCCGTTATGTCGTGGTGCTTAAGTAATTGTGCAGCCGATCAAAAGGCAGACGGCCTGATCCGCTTCTCAAAGAAACATTCCTCGGACAAGATCGACGGAGCGGTTGCACTAGCTATAGCTCGTGGCAGAGGCTTGGCGAACATGAATAAACGAAACGAACCGGCTATATATTTCTGAGCGAACAAATGAAATTAATTAACCGCATCAAAGGTTTATTTACAAATTCTACTTTCCGCAACCCGGCAGATTGGTTCTGGAAATCAACAATGATAGGCAGTCGCTCGGACTCCGGCATTGTGGTTAATAGCGACAAAGCAATGACTCTCGCATGGGTCTGGCAGGCCGTTAACACGATTAGCAATGATATAGCCCGGCTTCCTGTAATTCTTTATGACAAACGCGACCCTGAAGATAGGATTCGAGCAACGACGCATCCTGGTTATGCACTGTTAAAGCGTGCGCCAAATCCGTACATGAGTCCTAAAACACTTTTGTCAGTGTTGATGAAGAACGCATTACTAAGCGGCAATGGAGTGGCATGGATTCAACGCGATGGTCGTGGTGCGCCGGTAGGACTGTATCCGTTACCCCCGGACAATGTCACGCTTGAAGTCGTCAACAATGAACCAATTTACGTTGTACAGTTTCCGTATCAAGACAAAAGCGAGAAAGTTGCACTGAACTTTCGTGATGTAATCCACATTAAAAACCTAACTAACAACGGATACTGGGGATACGACACCATCAGCTACGCTCGAAACTCAATTGGTTTGGGCTTAGCTACCGAGCAGCATGGTAATCGGTTCTTTAAGAACAACGCCCGTCCAAGTGTAGTATTGGAAACCGACGGGACAATTGATAAAGAGCGTGCCGATAACCTACTGGCATCTTGGAACGAAATGCATGCGGGTAGTAACAACGCATATAAAACAGCGTTGCTTGCAGGCGGCATGAAAGCCAAGATTATGTCAATCAATAACGACAATGCTCAATGGCTGGATTCCCGCAAGTTCCAGCGTCAAGAGGTAGCTTCCTGGTTTAATATTCCACCCCATAAGCTAGGAGATAGCTCTAAAACATCGTTTTCGTCACTTGAAGCAGAAAACCGCAGTTATGCGGACATGACGCTGATGAATTGGATCGTCGAAATTGAACAGCAGCTTGATAACAAGCTATTAACAGCCCGGCAGCGGCAGCGTGACCAATACAACTTCGAATTCCTAACAGCAGGTCTGTTACGAGCTGACCTGATCACTCGGTATCAGTCATATCAAATCGGTATTTCATCGGAATTCCTATCACCAAATGAGGTGCGTAAATTGGAAAACATGCCAAGTCGCGAAGGTGGTGATACGTACCAGAATCCGAACACCAAATCGTCCAACGTCGAGGTGGAAGAAGAGGTGGAGGACGAAGTGGTTGAAGAGGTGGAAGAAGACAACGGTTTGGAAAACGCTTTGCGAAAACTTGTTGATGACCGTGTCACGAGAATGATGCGGATCGAAAGTAACAAAGTTATAAGAGCTAGCCAGAAGGATGAAAACTTCGTCAACTGGATGGACAACTTCTACAAAGATTTACAAACCACATTTATTGAGTCGTTAAACCCGTGTGTGGATACTATCCGGGCAGCGGGGTTTCATGCCGATAATCTTGACCAAAGCGTCGGTCACTATCTCGAAGAATCCTGCGAGCGTTTGCTTGAAGTCGCTGGAACGGCGACATTTGAGAACTTCGAAAGTGCTATTTCGGATGAGTTATCACAATGGGACAAGCGAAAACAACAACTTATTGATTCGATCATTGGGAGCAAGTAATGTCACGAATTTATGTTTATGGAACTATCGGGTATGACGTTGATGCTGAATACATGCGTTTGGCGTTAGAGGATGCTCAAGGCGATATCGAATTGAGAATAAATTCCGGTGGTGGCGATGTCTTTGATGGGCAGGCTATTTTTTCTCTACTTGAAGATTACAAGAAACGCACCGGGAGCAAGATAACTGTCGTTGTTGACGCTCTAGCTGCCAGCATTGCTAGTGTCATTGCCATGGCCGGTGACGAAGTGTTAATGGCTTCTAACTCATTGATGATGATACACAACCCGTGGACTCCACAAGCGACCGGAGAGAGCAAAGACTTGCGTGATACTGCGGATGTGCTTGATAAGGTTCGTGAGACAATCCTGACAGTCTACGAAGGCCGTACTGGAATCGACAGAGATATGCTCGGTGACATGATGGACGAAGAGACGTGGTTGAGTGCCGCTGAGGCAATAAGTTTTGGATTTGCGGATTCAGTTATTGAGCCTAGTGAAGCTCCGGTAGCATGCATCAAAGCATTCAACTACGTGAACGCACCAGAATGGATTTCAGCAGGAGAAGTTGCGTTTATAGATCAGGCTCCGAAGGAAGATAAGCAAGCACCTGTTAATCGCAGTATTGCAGAACAGAAAATAAAACTTTCGCGTTGTTGCAATAAATAAGGCTTATCGTCAAATACATGTAGTCTTCACAGACTACTCCGAAATTGTGAAGTGCAACTCGAAAGCGGCACTACGAACGGAACTTTCATAGTTACGTTGGTGTGCCGTTTTTGCGTACCAACATATTGTTTTTTTCTTAGAGGATATTTCACATGAAATCTCTCAACGACATCAAGGATGAGATTGTCGATCTGCAAGACCAGGCTGAAGCAATTGTGAACCTGGCTAAAGCAGAAGATCGGGAACTCTCAGCCGAAGAGAATGCAGAAATCGATTCTGTGTTAAACCAAATCGGTGACGAAGATTCT